CGAATGAATAATTAGATGATCGCTTGAACTAACAACTCTTTTACTTGTCAATTATGGTTACGTTACCTATATTATGTGGAGTCATTGTAGCCTTAACTGCATAACCTTTTCTAGCCATATATATCACATACTTCATACCTTCGAATGACATACCTTTCCTCAAGTTTATGTTTATACTATCGGCTTCAGTAATATTCACTTTAATGCGCATCATTTCGTCCGAGACATCATACGTACGAGACGTGTTGTCAAAAATGGAGGTCATATTTACGTCCTTATCAGCTAAGAAACGGTGCATTGTTTGCGACACGAGACTAATCACCTGTTCGGCAACACTAGGATCGAAATCTAACGATTCTAGTGCAAATTTCCAACTACCAATTTCATATCTACTCAAAGCGTTAAAGATGTCTTGTCCCGTAAGATAGGCAGGATGTGATCCAGGATTACGCCTCAATAATGCATCTAGTTGAACTGTTGGCTCAACCATATTAGCATTACGATCAGCTAACCCTACCAATTCATGTACGCGTTGCACTCCAGAGTCAGCTCCCAAATATGGTGAAGTAACCCCTCGTTTAATGTCGCTTAGTAAATAGAACACACCTTGATACTTTGGCTCATCTGACTTGCGCAATTGTCCTTTGAACTCGTTTGTAAACATACGCCTCATTATTATGTTGTTGTTCATATATCTAGAGACAGGTTCATCCAAAGTGTCAACAACTGTTTTAGTTAGGCGTTCTTCAACATATTCGGGCATAAGTTTGGTAATAGCAGGGTCATTCTGACTGTTTGTAAATATATTCGATGGCATATCTCTTCTTCTCTTGAAGTGTGTTACCCATTGCTTGTCAACCAAACCACTATCCAATTTGATGTTATTCAAAATTTGCCTTTTGAAAGCCTCGGATCCCCCCTTCTCACGTAGAGTAGCCATTAAATCATTAATTGTTCTGAAGTTATCTGCTAAATCAAATTTATGTATGTATCTAGCCATCCCTCGTATTTCGGGTGCACTAACCACCATTTCTGGGCCACCTATAGCAGCAATACAAGCTACTGTCGGTATAAAGGTCAGGTCGCCGGATCGTACACCCTCTAACGATATCAGATCCTCCATAAATAATGGCATCAAGTGACTAGCATCTGCGAATCGTGTTAACATTGTCATAAATATGTCATATAATGTTGTCATTCGGTCTAGATAGGCCATGTCTCTGAATGAGTTCTTTTCTGAAACAAATGAATCTAGAAATACGTCTTGAGTTAGAAATCCACGAGCAACCCAAATTTTGATGTGCTCACCAACTTTATTGCCGATTACAGTACGCTTAGTTGATAAAACCATGTGATTTTCCTCAGCTATGTCTTTTGCTATCTCAATTATACGCTTTG